GCTGACCGGCTTAGTGCTTCACGACTTCCGTCGCGCCGGCGTCCTTACCGGGCTCCCCCGCTGCGACGGGCGCAGCCGGCTTTACCTCCTCTTCCGGCAATGCCTGAGGCACACGTTCGAGCGCCAACTCGAGCACCTTGTCGATCCACCGAACCGGCACGATCTCGATCGCGTTCTTCACGTTGTCCGGGATCTCCGTCAAGTCCTTGACGTTTTCTTCCGGAATCAGCACCAGCTTGATACCGCCGCGATGCGCCGCCAGCAGTTTTTCCTTCAGGCCGCCGATCGGCAGGACTTCACCGCGCAACGTGATTTCACCCGTCATCGCGACGTCGGCACGAACCGGAATACCGGTCAATACCGACACCAGCGCCGTGGTCATCGCGATACCGGCAGACGGACCGTCTTTCGGCGTCGCGCCCTCCGGCACGTGGATGTGAATGTCCTGCTTCTCGAACGCTTCGTCCTTGACACCCAGACGGCGCGAACGCGAGCGGACCACCGAGCGCGCAGCTTCGACGGATTCCTTCATCACGTCGCCAAGCGAACCCGTGCGAATCACATTGCCCTTGCCCGGCATCACCGCGGCTTCGATGGTCAGCAAATCGCCGCCCACTTCCGTCCACGCCAGACCCGTGACCTGGCCCACCTGATTTTCCTTCGCAGCCAGACCGAAGTCGTACTTGCGCACGCCGAGGAAGGTGTCGATATTGCCACCGTCGACCTTCACCGCGCCTTCCGCTTTCTTCAGCAGAAGCATCTTCACGACCTTGCGGCAGATCTTCGAAATTTCACGCTCGAGCGAACGAACGCCCGCTTCACGCGTGTAGTAACGAATGATGTCGCGGATCGCCGCTTCCGTTACATCGACCTCGCCATCCTTGAGGCCGTTGTTCTTCTTCTGCTTGGGCAACAGATAGCGTTGCGCAATGCTGACCTTCTCGTCTTCCGTGTAACCGCTGGATGTGTCTGTATTCGCTTGCATACTGTTTCCTTTCAGTTGGTGTTGCTTCAATCGGGGCTTCCTGTTTCTGTTCAATCCTTCCGGCCATTTAGGGCAGTCGCAGCAGCGCGGTACGGATGGCCGTGCGCTTATGCCCTAACTCTTCCGTTTGCGCCTCATGGCGCGCCTCGGCCTGCTTGGCGTCAATCTTCGCTTCCCACAGCAGGCGGTCAATCGTGCTTTGACGTTCATGCAGAGTCAGCAGGCGTTGTTGGAGCCACCAGCGATACAAGCCGGTGAGTGTGTCGGCGACGATGTTTTTCATGTGAGTTCTCCCGGTCTTAGGCGCTGCGGCGTGGTGGCATGAACAAAACCTTCTCGGCGGTCTGGTCGATCACTTCCGGCGAGATGTCGTACTTGTGCAGGGCGTAATCGCGTAGCGCTGGAATCAAGTTCTCGACCAGCATGCGAACGGAGCCTTGGCAGTAGTGCCAGATGGCCTCCAGAACGTCTTGTGCAAGCTCCCCTTGATCTGCCAATGCCGCTTGTGCGATGGCGTCGATATCGGCACGCTCGGCCCGCTGGATGGCCGCAGGCCAGAACCCGACGCGGCTGCGAATCTGATCGAACTGGCCGCGCAGCGGCTTGATCAGTTGCATCAGGCGGTCGGTTCCAGCCAGCACGATACCGACATTGGCCTTGTCACGGATGCGACGCAGGTAATGCAGACACTGCGGCATCATGGTCTCGGCTTCGTCGATGATCAGTAGGCGCGTCGTGTCCTTCAGGGCTTCCACCACCGCGCTGAACTTCTTGTCCATGGAGTTCGGGCAAGGTGCGCCCAGCGCTGTCAGCAACTCGGTCAGCAGCACACCGGCTGTCATGTTCGGGTTGGCCTCTACGATGATGGTGTGTTCGTTCTGGCCTTGGTATTGCTTCAGGCCAGCGGTCTTTCCGACGCCGACGGCGCCCGTGAGAATGCCGAAGTTCGCATACTTGCGAGCGCGGTCGCAGACCAGCGCTGTCATCTGGTAGATGGACGTAGTAACGAACGGGATGGTCGCCACGGAGGAACGCGTTTCGTGCGCTTCGATGGCAGCTTCCATTTCGCTAAGCTGGCGGCTCGGCGAGGTCGGATACTTGCCGCTCAAAATCTGCGACATGGTCGACGGCGAGATACGGGCCAGACGTGCGAGCCAACTGCGGGTCATTTCCTTGTCGTTGAGCCACACGACAATGCGCTTCGCGGCATCCACATCGGCGGCGTCGTAGCTTTCCGCCCATGTGGTCGGAACGGTCAAGGGTGCTGCTTGCTTTGGTGCTGTTGCCATTATTTTTTCTCCAAGAGGTCAATCACAATTTCCGAATTCCGCTTACGTGAGAGTCGCGGCACTTCTACCGTTTCAAGTTGTTGCAGTTGGGAGCCAGCGGTGATGCTGTCCTGCGCTCGCGCCTGTGCTTCGTCCAGCTTCTGTTCCAGGCGGCGTTGCTGGCCCTTGAGTCGCTTCTGACGTTGTTCGTCGATGCGGGAAGGTTCGACCACGCCAATCGTCTCGACCAGATTGGCAACACAGACGAAGCGGCCAGATTCTTCAAACAGCCGCACATGCTTGTCGTCGTGCAGGTCGTATTCGACGGCCAGCTTGGTGCCTTGCTCAAACAGCGTCAGCGCCTCATGCCAGTAAATGCGCTTGTGCAGTTCGATCAGGTGGCGCTTCTGCACCGTGCGGATTTCACGCGGCCTGATGATCGCCTCGGCAGGCAGTTCAACGGATACGCGTTCAAGCCCTTGCCAGACCTGCGCCGGGGTCATGCCATCAAGCGCCTGCATCGGCGTGTTGTTGTACTCGTCGATGAAGTTGGCAAGGCTCTCGACGTAAGCCGCCAGCGAAGGAATCTTGCGGCGTCCGTTTTCGATTTCGGATGACAGGCGTCGATTCACCTCTGCTGCCATGTCGCCGCCGCAATACACCATACCGTCATAGAAGAACTTGTCGTGGTGGTCGCGCACCGTGCGGAACCAGCGTTCGATCCAGCCTTTGCCGTGCGGGTTGCCCGGCAACGCGCCGATGACCGACATGGAGAAACGCTCATAGAAACCGGTGCTGTCGTCGTTCAGCAGCTTGGCGCGATAACCTGCGCCCCGGTCGAGATACAGCGCCGCAGGTACGTGGTCAAAGCGCACCATCGCCGAAGACAGCGCGAACAGAGTCGATAGCGCGGACTCGGACTCGCTGATGTACCAGCCGGTGACGTAGGCCGACCGGATGTCGATGAAGGCCGTCAGTTCCGGGCGATAGAGGCGTCCGGTGTTCGGATGCGCCACGTAGCAGTCGCAGGTGTGGCCGTCGCCTGCGTAGACCTCACCGACCAGCAGCGTGGTGCGATCACGCGGTTGCCAAATTTGCCGTTGCAGCTTGTGCAGGTTCTTGCCGACACGCTGGGGCGAGTGCTTGCCCAGCGTTGCAGGCAACGACTTCAGATACCTCTTTACCCGCGACTCGGTCGCCGAGTCGTAGCCTTCCTTGCGCAGCTTCAGCGCCACCCCCGAATAGCCGGGGTTACTGGGGATGTTGAACAGTTCGGTTGCCCGCGCTTCCCAGCCGTAGTCCTTGCGGACGCGCCCGGTATGTTTTGGCAGCAGCCCGGTCTTGCCGTCGCGCTTGTAGTCGGCCATCCAACGCTTCAGCGTAGGCACGGAAATGGTTTCCTTCAGCTTCGCCACCAGCAGGCTCTCGGTGGTGCTGAGCGCGCCGACTTCGATCTTCTTTGCCAGCAGTTGCGCAGCATGGTTGGCGGACGCGCCATGCTCCATCAAAGCCAGCGCCGGAGCGATCAGCTGGTGACGCCATTGCGCGGTCTGACGCTGCTGCGTTGACGCCGCCATCCATGGGTCGGCTTCCTGTACGGCCGGAAGTCCGGTGGATGTTTTTACGAGTGCGACCATGGGCCTGCCCCTTACTTGCCAGCCTGCGGTTTATTCTTCGGGCGACCGGCTTTTGCTGGGCGCTCCATTTCTCGTTCCCACTCGCGCACGGTCTGTTCGTGCTTATGCTCTTCGGTCAGCGTTTTGTATTCCTGACCGCAGCGCAGCACTTCTTCAGGGCTGAACACATCGGTGATTTCCAGCACGCCAGCAGCCGGGCCGAAGGAGCTACCGAGTTGAGACAAGAGGCCACCGGTGCGCGCATGCAACGCGCTCAGCGCAGCGACGAGGTGCCGGGCGACAGCGTCCTTCCAGTCAATGAATTCCATCTCTTCAGCGAGGAATCGTTTGATCAGCGACTCCATGTCATCGACCGAAAGCTCGGCTTTCTTGTAGAGCGCCGCGCATTCAAGGCGCATGTCTTGCACCGGCACCGGCACGTCGCCGCCAGTCTTGACGCGGGCTTCGCGCAGTTGCTTGACGATGCCGTTCAGGCGTTCGACTTCCAATTCGGATTTTTCCAACTGCACGGCGATGTCGGTCTTGCGCGCAGACAGGTCTTTGATGGTGGTGCGAAGTTCCCGCACAGACAGCCCGGCGAGTTCCTTGTCATCGCTTTGCAGCAGGTCGTCGATGACTTCCGGGTCAGCGCTGGCGATGGCCAGAACATGGCTTTTCGGCAGGCCAAGCAGCTTGTCGCGCTCCGACTCGGAACGGGATAGCAAGAATTGCGTGTATTGAATGGCGCGGTACGCGGCGCGCTCTTCGACGCCTTGCTCTTCCAGCATCTTGAGGAATTCGCCGTGCGCGCATTCTTCACGCAGGCTCAACAGGTCAATACCCGCCGCAAGCATGTATTGCGCCGAGGTGCTGAGGTGCCGCACAGCGCGATCCATGCGCTGTTCCAGCGGCATGTCCATATCGAGGCCGAACCGTACCGCCAACGAGCGCACTTGCTCGGCGTCGTATTTGACAACGTTGTCGACTTTCACATTTCCGGCTTCCTTGACCACGACATCGGTCACAGGGGCGCTCGCAGCGCGGGTTTTTGCCTTCGGCTTGGCGACGCCTTCCATCGGGTCAATGTGTATTTCTTTACTCATTACGATTTCTCCTGTTTTTAAGCTGATTGCTTGCTGCCGTTAGTGGTCTGCTGCTTCATGCCCAAGGCCACCGCGATGTCGTGGGCCTTGCCGTAATTTGCTTTCATGACACCGCTTATCACTCGCGAAACCATGTAATACGGGTGTCCGTTCTCTTCTGCCCACTGCTTCAAAGTGATGCCTTGCTCTCTCAGCTTGCGCTTTGCTTGTTCGCCTGTCATAGTTAGCCTCTCGTGATATTGCAGTTCAATGTGAGTACATTTGAACTTCATTATGGGTACATATTTACCCATTGTCAACCACTTCATGAGTAAAAATTTATGCATACAATCGGGGCGCGTTTAAAGGAAGAGCGTGAGGGAGCAGGCTTGTCGCAAGCGGAAGTGATGGAAGTGACAGGGGTGACCAGAAAGACGCTGTTCAACTACGAATCAGGCGAGCGCTCGCCTGACGCTGAATTCTTGGCAAAAGTGCATGCGGCGGGATTCGATACGCAATACGTCTTGACGGGCGTGCGGCTGCGCCCCATGGGAATAGAAATAGAAGATGTGAGACGAACAGCGGAAACGGCCTACCAGATGGTGCAGGCCGGTGGTCTGGCAGTGTCTGGGCAGCAGTTCGCCCAAATGATGGTGGCGCTATTGAACGCACCACAGGCGGCGAGCAACCCAGCGCCCTCCGGGTCAGCGACCACAATCCACGGTCAGGTCGGCAAGCACGCGCAGGTCATCACCGGTAACGGAAACATTCAGACCGGTATGCGACAACAAAAAACCCCAAAAAAACACAATAAATTGCACTGCATTTAAACTGCATGCTGTTAGTCAGCATCCAGTAAGCAGGGCAAAAGAATAAAGGGGTTGTAATCGTGTCAAAGAATGAGCAGTACGTAACGGGCAGTAGCAACATTCAGGTCGGCGGCGATCTTCACATCACAGTACACAATGGGGTGCCACTTCCCTTGTTGGTTCCAGAGACCAAAATGCTGTCCCGCGAGCAGCGGCGCTACATCAGCACGCTGGTGGCCGAGGTCGAAAACGCAGAGCAGCGCGTCGTAAGCGCCCGGCTAATTCGGCATTCGATGAATCAGGAATTGAACGTGGCGTCGATTGAAGAGGTCAGCGACGACATGTATCGCAAAGCGACAATGTATTTGACCGGATGGAAGACCTGCGCGCTGGGCGAGCATCAAGGCGAATCCGCCATGGTGTCCCAAGTGCTGCGCATCTGGACAATCTGCCCCAAGGAACAGCCGGTCATATCAAAATTCACTCGCGATCATTTCGGCACATCGAAAATGAACGATTTAAACTATTGGCAAATGCGGTGTGTACTGTCGTTTGCAATGCACCTGTGGAGCGAAAATTGGAAGGGAAAAGCAATATGAACACATCAAAAAAAATCGTTGCAGCGTTGATCTTCTCTATTACCTCGGTCGGGATCGCTCATGCATTGGATTCGCAGGATTCCCTAGGGAAGAAGGCAATGAAGGGAGACTATCAGGCACAACGAAATCTCGCCTACTCTTACGTCAACCCGCGTAACGGCGAGATGCTGAATCCAGTGATGGGGTGCGCATGGTATCTGACAATTCTAAATTCAGGATCACCAAAGGTTAATCAAGGCGATGCCGGGAACGTTGAGGTCTATTGCAACAAGCTGGACGCAAACTCTTTGGCGGCAGCAAAAAAACAAGCGTTAAATATTCTGACGCAGCTTAGTTCCAAGTAAGTTGTGTGCTGTTCAATAACAATAGAAAACTAGCGGGGGCGTATGGGCGATTTATATAGGTTGCAACATCCGATGTCATCTTTGACAGGGCAGGTAACAACACTGCTTGAAAATGATGTATTTGCTTCAGACTTACTTCCCAGTACTGGCAATACACATATCAGAGATCAACTCATCGCCATCAATGATTTCATCTGCCAGAAAATGGAATCCACTCCGGACATTTTCATCAGTGAATTTGGCATGTCCCAGCTTACGGCGCAATATCAAGCATTGGTTGGCGAATTGCAGACGTTTGTTTCGGACGGCAATGTCGCACGACTAGGAACAGTTAAGACTAGGGTTGATCAGTACATCATGCCTCTGCTTTGGACTTTTGCACCTGTCACATCGCCAGATGCAGAAAAGATTGTAAATTCGTCCTTCGCAAGCTTACGACTGCAAGTAGAGCAGTCTCTGAAATTGGTTCGAAACGAAGAAGAAAAATTGAAAGTTGGGTTCGACGCGCTGGGAAAGAAAATCTCAGTCGAAGAAGAAAACCTCCGAGCGTTAGGAGAAACTTTAGCTTTGCAAAAGGCTGAGGCACTTGCTGTAACCGCTAAGGTTCAACAGGAATATGCAGAACAAGAAACAAAAAGATCAGGTGAATTTTCCACGTTGTTGGAAGTTCAAAAAGATATGTTCGTTGCGAGAGAGATAGAGTCAAAAGAGAAGGCTGAGCAACTGATTGCGGCATTAACCAGCAGTCGGGATGACGCAGCTAGGCTTGTTGAAGCGGTAGGCGATTTGGGAACGACTGGGAACTACAGAAATATTGCTAACCGCGAAGCAGGTCAAGCGAATGTGTGGCGGCGAGTCGCCGTAGTTGTATTCGCATTAGGTATGATTTTTGCAGCTATCAACTATATCCACTTCCTGAACGTTTCAAACACCACAGAAAACCTACTCTCCGCAGTTCTGCGACTGTTTTATGCCATTGTTATTACAGCTCCTGCATGGTATGCAGCGCGTGAATCTGCGCGACACAGAAGTAATTCTGACCGTGCTCGACAAACTGAACTGGAACTCGCCGCCTTGGGCCCCTTTATTGAGTTGATGCCGGAAGACAAAAAAATATCCATTCGTGAAAAACTAATTACGACATATTTTGGCAATACTTCGACTGCTCACGTGGTGGAGTCTCCGTTGCAAGTAAATGATCTTCTTAAAACCGCGGTGGACAAGATTAAGATACCCGGCTCTTCGTAGAGCGATATCGCCCCCTCAAGTATTCCAACTGCTGTGAAACATTTCATAAATACGTAGCACCTCTATCCCCGTAACCTGCGGTCAATAGGTTTCGGGGTGCCACCGCATAAGCGCATCCGGTTGTTTTGGAGCGCTGCATGTTCAACAAATTCCCCCGCCTCACCATCTGTCTCGTCATCAGTCTGGCATTGATGCTGCTGGCGTATGTTTTCCGCCAGTCTGATCCACTGATTGCCGTATCGCTGTACAAAGCACATCTCATGTCGCTCGGCGGCTGGGGTGGATACTGGCTCGACCGTGTCGCCTTCCCGTATGGTCGACCGCACCTCTACTGCAAGGACGGCGTCTGCGAAATCCAAACCGATCTTGACGCCGCCGCATTGAACTTCGCGAGTCTACGCCGCGCCATCATCATCGCCGCAAGCCTGATCTGCGTCGGGCTGGCGGCATGACACCGGTACGCAAAACGTTTTCACGCCTTGCGTCGTCGCCAACCTCCCTGTGGTTGGTCTGGTGGCTGGCGCTGGCACTTCTGTCCGGCTTCGTTCAATCGGCGCAGGCGCAAGTGCCGCAAAGCGCAGCGCAGTACAAGCGTCAGCTACGTCAGCAGGCGCACATGATCTGGGGCTTGGACGCGCCTGTCGCTACCTTCGCTGCACAGATTCATCAGGAAAGCCAATGGAACGCCGTTGCGCGCAGTCGTGTCGGTGCTGTCGGTCTCTCTCAGTTCATGCCGTCAACCGCTACGTGGATCAGCGGCGTCTATCCCGATCTCGCGGAGAACTCGCCAACCAACCCGGTATGGGCGATGCGTGCGCTGCTTCGCTATGACTTGTTCCTCTTCGACCGCGTCGCTGGTGAAAGCTTGTGCGAGCAGATTGCATTCGCGCTGTCGGCATACAACGGCGGACTGGGATGGGTGAACAAGCGCAAAGCACTGTCACCGACACCGCGCAAGTGCCTGGACGCGACGTGTGCGATCAATCCCGGTATATCGCAGCCCAATCAACGCGAGAACGCCGACTATCCAAAGCGCATCCTGCAACGCTACGAACCCCTGTACGTCGCGGACGGCTGGGGCCAAGGGAGTTGCCAATGATGAAGAAAATCATCGCCGCTATCTGCCTGTTTTGCGCAGGCTACGTGGTCTGCTACTTCACCAGTGAATCGGTGGTGACGAACAAGATCGTCGCGAAGTCCAGTCAGGCCGAGGTAAAGCGCGTCGACAAGAATCTGAAGAAGAACCAGCACGCGGGCGACTCGTTTGAAAAAGCGCGCCGGAACCTCGACAGCGCTTTTGACCAACTTGAAAAGGAGGCCGCACATGATGCGCCAAATTCTATTGACGATTGTGAGTTGCCTGCTGATCGCTTGCAGCGCTGGCGTGCCGCCAACGCAGGAACCGTTGAAGGTGTTGCCGCCGTCGAATCTTACGCAGGCGCCCGCACGGTTGCCGCAGCCGGAGAACGGCAAGATGCGGACGCTGGAAGCGGATCACAGGATGGTCGCAAAGATGTACCACAAGCTGGCGACGCAGATGTGCGAGCTACTTCGCAACTTGGGAATTGAAAGGGAGGAATGCGTCGACTACTACGGCGATAAAAAATCATATGACTGAACACGAATTTGAGATGGCGCAGAAATTGGAAGAGTCCGCACGACTTGCGGGCATCGAAGCGGCGCGCCGTGCCAGCGCCACCAAGGGAACGCCAGACTGCGTCGATTGCGAAGCACCTATCTCGGCCAAGCGCCGCGCAGCGGTGCCGCACGCGCAGCGTTGCGCCGAATGTCAAACCATCATCGAAAAGGCACGCAAGCATGGACGCTAAAGCAGAGGGACAAATCTTGGCCGCACTCGGCCAGATTCAGGGGGAACTGAAGGGCTTGCGCGACCTTATGTCGTCGAGCAATGCGTCGCTGCACCAGCGCATCAACGACATTCACACCTCGAATGAAACCCGCTTTCAGAACGTTGAAAAGCGGGTCGAGAAGCTGGAAACGGATCACAAGACGCTGCTGGTGCGCACGGCGGCTGGTGGCGGCATCGCAGGAACGGTTGCGACGCTGCTGATCGAAATCATCCGCATCAAGACTGGTTGATCATCAATGGCAATCGACCCAAAAATCAAAAACGAAGTGCGCGCAAAGTACGTGCAAGGTCAGCCGCTGGCAACTGCGGCTGACCTTGCAGGTGCTTCGTACCAGACAGCCCGCAACTGGAAGCGTGCTGCGAAGCTGAGCGGCGATGACTGGGACGTTGCACGCGCTGCGCGCCGGCTGTCAGGCGGTGGCATGGAAGAGTTGACCGGGCAAATCCTTGAAGAGATGTCGGTCTTGTTCATGGCGACACTCAATGACATCAAGGAAAAGACCGACATTCCTCCCGGCCAAAAAGCCGAGATTCTGGCGCGTCTTTCCGACAGCTATGTCAAGACCATCAACGCGGCCGCACGCGGCAATCCACGTTTGTCTGAACTGTCTATTGCCATGGACTTGGTGCGCGATATGTCGACCTACGTCAATGCGCATTTCCCCAAACTGCGCGACCAGTTCCTCGAAATCGTAGAAGGCTTCGGCCCGGAGATCGCGAAGAAGTATGGCTAAGCTGAAACTATCGTCGAAGGATTTTCTTGCCGAGTTGACGGCATTTGCGGAAGAACAGCGCACGCTCATTGAAACGGCGTGCGCTGCTTTTCCTGTCGACCACGCGGCGCGCGATCTGCGCGTCACGAAGACTCAGAACGGATACGGCTTTTTCGTACAGACCTATTTCCCGCATTACATCAAGGGCGATAGCTCCGTGTTTCATGAATGGGCTTTTGAAAACCTGCCGACCTATCTGGACGACACGCGAGGCCACTTGCTGGACATCTCCGCGCCACGCGGCGAAGCCAAGTCCACGTTGGTCACCCAGTTGCTTGTCCTGTGGTGCATCGTGACGGCGCGAAAGCGCTTTATCCCGATCATCATGGACGCTATCGACCAGTCATACGCCATGCTGGAAGCGATCAAAAGCGAACTGGAAAGCAACCCGCGTCTCGCAATGGACTTCCCGGAGGTGTGCGGCGCTGGCCGGGTCTGGAACGTTGGCGTCCTGCTGACGCGGAACAACATCAAGGTGCAGGCGTTCGGTTCCGGCAAGCGGATGCGGGGTATTCGCCATGGCCCTTACCGGCCCGACTTGGTCGTGCTGGACGATATCGAGAACGATGAGAACGTGCAGCAAAAAGCGCAACGCGATAAAACTGAGCGCTGGCTGAAACGCACGGTCTTGCCGCTCGGCCCGCCAGACGGCAGCATGGACGTTCTCTATCTCAACACGATCTTGCACTACGACTCTGTTGCGAACCGCACGCATAAGAATCCGATGTGGAAGTCGTTCAAGTTCTCGGCAATCATCGAATACCCGTCCCGCATGGACTTGTGGGAAAAGTGGGAAGAGACCTATCTCAACGAAGGCGAGGAAGCCGCCGACCTCTACTACCAGCATCGCCGCTATGACATGGAGCTGGGGTCTGTTGTGAGTTGGCCGTCGATGCGTCCGTTGTTGGCATTGATGAAAATCCGCGCCGTGGATCACATGTCGTTCGATGCGGAGTATCAGAATAACCCCGGCAACGACGATAGCGCGCCGTTCCGCAATCTGACTTACTGGGTGCAGCCATGCCGCGACTGGGTGTTCTTCGGTGCACACGATCCTTCCATGGGCAAGCAGAACAAAAGCCGCGACCCTTGCGCGATTCTTGTCGGCGGGTTGGATCGTGAACACGGCCTGCTTGACGTAGTAGAAGCACGCATTGCCCGCATGCTGCCTGATCTGCAAATCATGACAGTGGTCGAATTGCAGCGGGAGTATCGCTGTCTGGTATGGGGTGTGGAAACCATCCAGTTTCAGGAGTTCTTGAAGGACGAGATGGTGAAGGTTTCGCGCAAGATGGGAGTTCCGATTCCTGCGCGAGGCATTACACCAAACACCGACAAGGACTTGCGCATTCTGTCGATGCAACCACACGTGGCAAACGGCACCATCCGCTCACATGTTAAGCACTCAGTCCTGAACACGCAGTTGCAGTTTTATCCCGAAGCGGATCACGACGACGGCCCGGATGCGCTGCACATGCTGTTCATGCTGGCCTTCAGTTTCATCGGTGGCGCTGTGCCACGAATCATTTCAGGCAAGAGAAAATAATATGGCACTCAATATCAAACAGATGGTGGCGTCGGTTAAGGGCGTGTTGGGCATGAAGGCCGCAGGCTTTGACTCTGATCCCAACTTCTTCGGCAAGCTGCACACCATGCCGAACCCTGACCCGATTCTGCGCGCCATGGGCATGGCCGACCGCGTGTATGCCTCCATTCTTTCCGATCCTCATGTGATGGGCGACGTGCGATCTATTCGCGGCGAGTTCGCCGACATGGACTATCGCATCGTGACATGGGCCGAAGAAGACACGCGGGCGAAGGCGGCGCGTGACCTGTGCGAACGCTGGATGCAGAACCACAGTCCAAATCCTGCGGCTGACTGGGAAGAGATCATGTGGCAGATGATGTCGGCCATTTTCAAGGGCTACGCGCCGCATGAGTTGGTGTGGGGCTACTGGGAAGGGAACATCGTTCCCGTCGAGGTGCTGGACAGGCCGAATCGGCGCTTTTCGTTCGACTATGACGCGAACCCGCTTCTGATCTCAAAAGGCAGTCCCGAAGGTGTGCCGGTGGAACCCTACCGGTTTGTCGTCTCGCGCCACATGGCAAGCACCACCAATCCCTACGGGCAAGCGTTGCTGTCGTCATGCTTCTGGCCGTGGACGTTCAAGACAGGCGGCTGGAAATACTTCGTAAAGTACTGCGAACGCCATGGCTTGCCGTGGCCGGTGGCGCGCTACGGTCAGGGCGCGGGCGACAAAGACTTGGCCGATCTGGGTGAAGCGATTGAATCCATGATCGACAGCGGCTATGCGCTGGTGCCGGATGGCACCGGCGTCGAACTGCTGGTGCCGACCAGCAGCGGCAGCAACTTGCCGCAGGAATCGCTTATCAACCTGTCGAATCGGGAGATGTCCAAGGCATTGACCGGACAGGCGATGGTGTCGGAGCTACAGAATACCGGCTCACGCGCAGCGAGTGAGACCGCCGAGCGTCGTCAGAGCATGATCAACAATTCTGACCGATCCATCGCGGCGACATCGTTCTCAAAAATTTTCCGGCACATCACTACCTTCAATTTCGGGCCGGATGTACCGTCGCCGGAGCTTGAATTTTTCAAGACCAAGACGGCTGGCAAGGAACGCGCCGACACCTACAAAGTAGCGGCAGACATGGGTGCAAGACCGTCGCGCAGGGCCATGCTGGAAGAGTTGAACATCCCGGTTGCAGCCGATGACGCCGACGCGCTGCTGCCAGTCAGCACCGCCAGTACACCGCCTGATACGTCGACCGATTTCACCGGCAAGAACTCCGGCCATGAGTTCACCGCCCCCGACGAAGAAGAGGCCATTATTGCGGCGACGATGGCCGCAGATGATGCCATCGAAGCGAACGTCATTGAGCCGATTGCCCGCATGCTGGCGCAGGCCGAGAAGGACGGCAAGTCGCTGGCCGATGTTCGTGCCGATCTGGTTGCACTCGTCGGCGAAATGGATATCACGGAATTGAGAGAGTTGACCGACAAGGCGCTCGTCTGGTCGTTCACTCAAGGTTACAACGATGACGACCGCTAACGTCCAGGCATTTGGTGTGAAGGCCACGCAGGCCATCGACAACCTGCGTGGCAAGATTCCGATGGCGACGGAGAAGTGGAACGACCTGCTGGGGCCGATCCATGCCAAGCAGTTCACCATCGCCGGTGCGCCGCTGGATGTGGTCAAGGACGTTCACACGGCACTCATAAAGGCCATTGACCAAGGCCAGACGCTGAGCCAGTTCCGCAAGGACTTCGACGAGACCGTGCAGCGCAACGGCTGGGCGTATAAGGGTAAGCGCGGCTGGCGCACGGCGTTGATCTACAACACAAATATGCAGAGCGCGTACATGGCCGGGCGCTGGCAGCAAATCGTCGCCAATGCCGACCGCCGCCCATATATTGAATACCGCGCCGTGAAGGACAACAAGACGCGTCCGGCGCACATGAAGCTGGACGGCACCATTCTGCCGGTCACGCATTCATTCTGGAGCCAGTACTACCCGCCGAACGGCTGGAATTGCCGCTGCACTGTTCGGTCGTACTCGTATGCGGAGATGGTTGCCGCTGGAAAATCGGTATCAAAAGACCCGGTCATTCGTTACCGCAATATCGTCACGAAGGATGGCGAGATTACAGACCGCGTGCCTCTCGGCATCGACGCTGGCTGGGATCACAATGTCGGCGAGTCGTGGATATCGCCCGAACTGGCGCTTGGCAAGAAGCTGGCGACCATGCCGCAGGAGTTGCAAGCCACCGCCGTGCGCCAGTCGGTCACGGAAGATTATCGCAAGGTGCTGTCCGAGCGCTGGCAGGCTTGGTACAAGAAGGTGCGGCAGGACGGTCAGCCGCGTGGCGTGGCTCAAATCGTCGGTTATCTGCCTGACGGTGTCACGATGGGCCTTGCCGCCGCCGTTCCTGAGGTCGAATTGAATTCCATTGCCGTGGGCGTCTTCGACCGGCGCACGATCCACCTTGAAGGCGCACACAAGGCCGCAACGAACGCCGCGCAGGTCTGGCCGTCCGAGTGGATTGCCAAGCTGCCGGAACTGCTGGGTGATTACAGGGCTGTGCTGTGGGATACCAAGGGCAAGACCTTGATCATCGTTCCCAAAGGGTCGTTTAACGATGCCGTTCCAAAGATCGCCTTGCGCCCGAATCAAAAATATAAAGGGGAAGACGTGGTCAGCGTGGTCTCACTGGGGACTGCAAACCTGCGGAATCTCAAGCAGGCGCAATATACGTTGGTGGCGGGGAAGCTGGAATAGAAGGAAGGTAAGTCAGGAGGTGCGGGGCGTCTCATAATGCGGGCCGTTACCGGCGCGATAGCTGGGCCATTTCCAGTCCACTGACTTACCGTGCTTCGATTATAGGTCTATTTTTTGGAATTCTGGAAGCCTGCCGGATTTTCTCCGGCCCGTTCTGATGGTTTCTGAACACAAATGAATCCGCTGCTGGGTATTTATTCTTAAATTGCAGCCTATTTCCTGTCAGAATTTAGATCAATTCAAACGTCTGTTGATAATTCTTCAAATTGCCCTGAAACGCCCGTTAAATCGGGTTTTCCGGGTTTTTCTGGTCTTTTTCCCTTAACTCAATCTAAACATCCCCCCTCTACCCATGGTCGTTTCTTTTTGTTTTTTACGCATGAGGCATCATTTTTTGTACAAATCAAAAAGCAGGGCCTGAAAATTAAAAAAACGCCCAAACCGTTTCCGGCAGGGGCGTTCTTTGAA